GAGTTTGTTAAATTAGACAGCCGTGTTCAAAAAGAATTAAAAGTGTTTGCTGATGAAGCCCAATATGATGCGTACCTAAAAGAAGCATCAGCATTGACAGGTTCAGGCGCAGGTATCGGTGGTCGTACAGCTTATGACCCTGTATTCCACGCATTGCGTTTAGCTAACCCGTTGCGTGGTGTAAGCCGTGCAGTTGCAACTGATGGCGCAACATATCAGTTTAGAGTGAAAACGGGCAATGCAGGTGCAACTTTTGGATACCCAATCCAAAACAACGGTTCAGCTACAACTGAAAACATGAACATTTGGCAATTAACATTGCAAGATTTGAACTGCGCTTTCCCTGTTCGTACAGCTTCATTGGATGACATTGATGGTTTGGAATCAAACATTGTTGACGACATGATGCAAGAATTTTCGCAGACAGAGGGACTTTCCGCAGTGCAAAATGATGACCAAGGTTCAACATCATTGCCTTACGGTGGTTCAAATGGTTTGCGTGGTTTGAATCAATACGGTGGTGCAAATTCATCATACACAGGTGGTACAACTTCAACACCTGCATTTGGTTCATCAGGCACAGGTTCAACAAGTGGTTTGCATAGCATGGCTACTTATGACCAATTAACAACAAACGGTTTTGGTTCAGCAAACAATGTTACTTATGCTGACATTGTGAACTTTATCTATGCGTTGCCACAACAATATTGGACACCAACAGCTAAGTTCATGATTAGCCCATTGATGCTTCAAGCTATCCGTGGTTTAACTGATGACCAAGGTCGCCCAATCTATGTTGACGGTTTAAGCCGTACTGATGGCATTGTTGGTTCATTGTTAGGTTTTGAGGTAGTAGTAAACAAATACCTTGACAACCCAACTTCAGCAGGTAGTGAAGCAGGTACATCATCACAGTATCCTATGTACTTTGCTGATTGGTCACGATTCCATACAACGGTTGACCGTTTGAACATGGTATTGCGTAGATATGACCAGACACAAGTCGGTTTCATTACTTTCTTTGGTGAAAAACGCCTATGCACATCCGTAGTAGATATTAATGCGGGTGTTCGTTTCCGTTCAACAGCCACAGGTGCTTAATTAAGGTAGGGGGAGAAATCCCCCGCCTTTTTTACAACTTATTATTTGGAAATAGACATGAATACCAAACCAATTCTTGAAGCCATTAAAACAGCATTAGTTGATGGTGAAGCAAAAGTAAATTTAAATGAAGCATCAGCACTAACAGGTTCAGGTAGCGGTGTTGGTGGTCGTGTTATTTATGATGATGCGTTTGCATCAAAGCGTGAACATAACCCATTGCGTGATGTTGCACGAAAGATTATTACAAGCGGTTCAGACGAAGCGTTTGTTGTTAAAACAGGTAACGCCACATTAATTCAAAACGGTTCAAATAATCCTTGGGGCTACCCAATCAATGCTAATACAGGTTCACCAAATATTGATACATCATTTTGGCAATTACCTGTACGCTGTATCAATGCAAGCGTACCCGTTAGAACTGCTGTATTGTCAGACATTAATTACATTGAAGAAACTATTGCTGAAGATTTATGGCTGGAATTTAGCCAACAAGAGGCATTGGGAATGTTCTTGAATAACGACCAAGCAGGTTCAACAACCGTTCAAACAGGTGCTACATCAGGTTTGCGTGGTTTAAATAGCTATGCAGGTTCTACATCTTCAGCATCATTTGGTACAAGCGGTTCAGCTATTACTAACGGTTTGCATACAGTATTGCAGGTTGCCCAAGCAGGCGCATCAGCAGTTACTTATGATGACTTAGCTAACCTACAAGGCGCACTACCATCACAGTATTTGTACAAAGAAACAACTGCATGGATGATGCACCCAACAACTATTGCTTCATTGCGTAAGCTAAAAGCATCATCATCAGCTAACAACTTCATGGAAATTGGTAGTGAAGATGGTGGCGCAGTAATTTACATCTTTGGTCACCGTGTTATCCCTAACCCATACATGGATGTTGCAGGCGCAGGTAAGTACCCTGTTTACCTTGGTGAATGGGATAGATTCTTTACTATTGCTGACAACGAAGAAATGTCAATCAAATTAACTGAACAAAGCGCAGTTGGTTTCATTACTTTCTATGCTGAAAAGCGTGTATGTTCAACAATTCGTGATGTATTTGCGGGTGTTCGCTTAGTTGGTGTTGCTTAATTAAAGGTTAAATCATGGCAAGCGATTATTTAAGTATTGCCCCAAACCTTACACAAAACCGCAATCCGTTCAACTATGAAAAGGTTGAACAGATTGGCAGGGATTTTGTAACGGCATGGTTGACACTTGACCAAATCACCCAACAGTTAAACCTGTTTGAAGATGAAAGCCAAGATAGTTACCTACAAGGGTTAGAGGTTGCCACACGCATGGCAATTGAGGATTATTTAGGAATGGCAATATTCCCAACTCAATACCGTGTGTTTTATGGCAACCCTGCCGTTACTGGCACAGCCGTAACATTGGATTTACCTGAAACAACGCAAAATCAACAGGGTCAAGTTGGCGTAACAATTAATTCTGTTAAGTATTGGGATGGCAATATCCCATCGGTATTGCAAACATTAACATCATCAAGTTACCAATATGATTCAACGGGTAATAAGATTATTGTTAATTCAATCCCATCAGAAATTAGTACGCAGGTTACTAATCCTATTGTTGTTGAATACACAACAGCCCGTTCACCGTTGGCAAACTACCCTGTAATTCAACAGGCAGGTTTGTTATTGTTAACACATTTATATAACAACCGTTCAAACAGTAATATAGCAGTTATGCACGAAATACCGTTTGGGGTTGCCCAATTATTAAGAAGTTACAAACCACTTGTGATGTGAGGATGTAATGGGCATTGTTAGATACGAAAATACAACAATTAATGAAGTGACCAATGGGGTTGATACTTTTGGCGAGTACACCACAACTATTACCCCCTTGTTTACATCACGGGCATTGGTAAATGATGTATCAAATGCCGTAAGAATTTCTGAAAGATACCGTGTTTATCAGGATTTGGTCAATATAACCTTTAACTATACGCCTAACATTAAGCGTATTGTTGATAAGCAAGACGAATACAGTATTACTTGGCGTGGCAATAATTGGCGTGTGACGGATGTGCGTGAAAGCAATGACCGCATGAAAATCACATTATTGTGTTACAGAAATGACCCTGAAACGACAGTATGAGTACACAACAGAATCCGTCAGTATATGCACAATGTATTCAATATCAGCTATCTAATATTGTTACAGTACCCGTGTATGCTAATTTCAACAGAAATTATGCGACTGAACCGCAATTTTTAACATGGAATTTGCGTAATATTCATCAACCTGTTTATACAGGTCAGACCCAATCAAATAAAGGTATTGACCGCCCTGTATTCCAAATTAATGTTTTTTCAAAAGATATGGATACCGCTTTTAATTTAAGCAATACGATATTACAATTGTTACATGGCTATTCGGGAATGTTTGGCAATCCTGCCACAAATGGTTTTTGGTTAGCTAAAGCTGATGTGTTTTGGTTATACAATACATACGACAATGAAATAAAGTTGCATCAAATCGTACTTGATTGTCAACTTGATGTTCTAACTTAACAAGACAATATCTTTTAATCTTTTTATAGGAATATTCAAAATGGCACTTATTGACAAAGTATTAGCAGGGTATACAGCAACCCTTTATATGCAAGATGATGTGACACCAACCCCATTAACTGATGCACAGTTATCAACATGGACTGCCCAAGTTGCTGACATTGTTGGCACATCCGCAGGCGGTACAGGCACAGCAGGTATGCAAGTACCCGTTGAAGCTATCCCTGCTTTTGGTGCTGATGATGCTGTTGCAAGCTATTCAGTAGCAGGCGCAAGAACAGGTGCAAAGATTACAACACAAAACCAAGTAACTTCAATGAACATTACTTGTGCGTGGAATCCTGCCGACCCTGCAATGCTTCAAATTCGTGAAGATGGTTATGGTGGCGTTAATGTGCGTACTTATGTTGTTGCTGTTTATGACGGCACAGACACAGTTGCTTATGCGTTCAACGCTATGGTTGGCGGTATGAATTGGGATATGTCACCATCAGCCGAAGGTAAATTCATGTTTACATTGCACCCTGTTGGCGGTAACTCATACGGTTGGTCAACAAACCCATAATTTAAATAAGATAGCCCCCGAAAGGGGGTTTTATACAACATGACAAAAATAGATAATAGTAATGACCTTTTAAATTTTATTGTTAGCCATGCCAATTCAGGCGTAAAGAATTGGTTTGGTTTTCAACAACAGCGCATTACAGGCATACATATTGCATATGAAATTGCCAAAGCCCACGCAGATAAAATGACCCCTGAAGAAGTTGCTGAATATGCGTTAAAACTTAACAACGCTATTTTTAACAAACTTGTTAAGGGTGACTAAATGGCAAAAGAAACCTTTACTGTTAAAACTGAAGGGTTTAAAGAATTACATGATGTGCTGTTAGAAATGGCTAATGATATAGGCTATAAAAAAACAGCAAGGCGTGTATTAGTGCCTGCCGTCAAAGCATCAATGCAACCTGTTTTAGAAATGGCTAAAACCTTAGCCCCCTATGATGAAAATAATACAACCACACCCCATTTGCGTGATAGTTTACGATTAAATGCCCGTGTGCCAACAACCCGTGATTTAAACTCAATGTACATTGATGATAATGATGCGGTGGTTGGCATTGTTTCTGTTAAAACTGACAAGCGTGGCATTTCGCAAGAATTTGGGAATGAAAAGGTTTCTGCACAGCCATATTTAAGACCCGCAATTGAATCACAGGCTGAACGAGTTATACAAAACTTAGGTACATTTCTTACATATAAATTAAAACAATACAAATCAAAAAAGGTATAAAACATGAGTAAGTTTGGTAAATCATTTGGGATTAACACAGCCCAATTACGCACCCGCAAGTTTGAAATTAATGGGCAAGCATTTAATGTACGCATCCCTTTGGCAACTGAAGCCGAAGAAATGTTTAAAAAATCAGAAACACCTGACCCTGAACATATTGAAACAAAGTATAAGGAATTAACAAAAGACCTTATGGCTAAAATGGATGTGTTAAAAGGTAAAGATAGTGGTGTGGTTTTTACTGATGACGACATTAAAGTTGGCGACAATTCAATGCGTGATTTGGCAAAAAGCCAAGCGGGTACGGAAGTAAGAATTGTAGAGTCGTGTTAGTTGTTGATTCCTGTTGATAATTCTGATTTTTCAAATTTAACTTATGAAGAAATTAATTCTGAATTCCCGTTGCCTGTACAGCTAACTTTAGTAAAAAAGATTGCTGAAGTAATTAGCCCAAATTACGAGGAAGTAAGAAAAAACTAATTGGTTCTATTCGCCTGCAAACCAAAGCCTATATGGTAGCGAATGGAACAAACCCTGACAATGTAGATGAAGAAACATTTAGGCAGATATGCGTTATGTATGCAGACGGGATGATAGGCAACCGTGTAATGCTTGAAACGCTAGGCAATTTAACTGCGGGAGTTTACAATTACATGAGGTCAAATAATCATAAAGTTTATACTTTGCGTGATATTATTGGCAAAAGTTATGATTATTTATACCCACCACAAGATAATACAGAAACCGTAAATAGTGCGTTATTAGCGTTTGTTAGTCAGGCAAAAGGTTTTAAACCTGATTTGTTTAAAAAGGTGGCGTAATGAATATTCTTGCAAGATTGGGTGTTGCGTTAGGACTTAACACGGCTGAGTTTACCGCAGGCATTGAAAAATCTGAACGAGAATTAAAGCGTTTTGAACGCAACGCACAACAATCACTTAAGCGGGCTGAACGGGCAAGCCAAGAATTAACCGCAACAATGGGTAAACTTAGCCTTGCAGTTGGCGTGGCAAGTTTAGGCATTGGTAAAATCTTACAGAAATCTGACGAAATTGCTGATATGGCAAGTGCTTTTGATTCAAGCATTGGCAGTATTATTGGCATGGGCAAAGCCTTAGAATTATCAGGCGGTAAAGCTGAAGATGTATCAAAGCTATTATCTAAGTTAACGCAATCTGCGGAAGGTGCAAGAGAAGGTAGCGACAAATTACGCATAGCATTTAAAGAAATTGGAATTTCAGCTAAAGAAGTTCAAAACCTTAATCCTGATGAATTGTTTAATCGTGTTGCTGAACAGTTGGCAAAAATAACTGACCCTGTTGAACGCAACGCCAAAGCATTTGAATTATTAGGCAAATCAGCCAAAGGCATTGATTGGCGTAAATACACCGCAGAGTATAAAGAAATTGCTGACCCTGATTTAGTGCAAGCTATTCAAACAAGTGCTGAAGCGTGGGATAACATCCAAAAG